AGCGCCGCGACGGGCATACCGATCATCGGCCCCAACGGCCAGCCGTTGCCGTTCAAGTACCCCACCAACCGCCCCCTCACGATTTGGGTGATCGGTTACGGGGAGGCCCACATTGCCAGCCCGATCTACCGGCTGCTGTTTCGGCCCGGTGCGTTCAAGGTGATCCGCGATTTACAGACCGGCCGCATTCGTGCCTGGCGCCCGTGGGATCCGGCCGACAAGGCCCGCGAGGCGGAGACCAAGCCGGCCCCGCCGCTCATTCCGCCCAGTTTCATCCCGGACGACGGCTGGGGCTGGGTCAACAAGGCCGAACGAATCTTTTCCGTTTGCCGCCTGAAGAACGGCACGGAGATCTATGCCTTCACATCGAACGCTGACCCCAAGCAGGGGGACGCCGTCGACCTGATCCACATCGACGAAGACATTCGGTTTCCGGGCCACGTCGCGGAATGGCAGGCCCGCCTCTCGGACAACAAGGGCCGGCTGACGTGGGCCGCCTTCCCGCACGGCAAGAACTTCGCTCTCGTTAACATGAGCCGCCGTGCTGAGCGTCAGAGGCTCGCGGTAGAGAAGGGCGAGATCCAGAAGGCCGACGTCGAAGAGTTCGTGCTCCGCTTCTCGGACAACCCCTACATGGACGAGGAGGAGAAACGCAAGCGGCGCGAGGGGTGGACCGAAGACGAGATCCGCGCCCGCGACTTCGGCGAGTTCGTCACCGACACCATTCTGGTGTACCCGACGTTCTCTGCGATCGTGCACGGCACACCGCGGCCGGTGGAAGAGGAAGACGATCCGCTCGATGCTGTAATCCGCAAGCTCGGTGGTCAAATCCCCGACGACTGGACGCGATACCTGGTGCTCGACCCGGGCCACACAATCGCGGCCGTGCTGTTCGCCGCGGTGCCGCCGCCCAAGTACGGCGAGGGCATTGTCGTGTACGACGAGCTGTATCTCCGCCGGCACGACGCGGACGGCTTGGCCGCGAAGGTCCACGCCAAGGTGGCCGGCAAGGTGTTCGAGGCGTTCATCATCGACTATCGCGCCGGCCGCACGACCCCAATGGGCCAAGGCCGCACCGTTAAGCAGGAATACGCTCGAGCTTTTGCCGCCAAGGGCGTCTTCAGTGCTCGCACGCAAAACACCTTTGTCGACGGCAGCGACAACGTGGATGCCGGGATTAACCTCGTGCGCTCCGCCCTGGGCATCCAGGGGAACGGCCGGCCGAAACTGCGGTTCGTGATGCCGAACCTGCCGAACCTACGCGACGAGATGGTCAAGTACACCAAACAGATTGTTGGCGTGGATGTCAAAGAGAGTCCCGTCGATCGCGACAACCACCTGCTCGATTGCCTCCGGTATCTCGTTTCTTACAACCCCCCGTATGTCCGCCCCAACCTCATGAACGCCACCCCGAGCGCTGCGTACCAGCAGTTCCAGGAGTGGATCAAGCGCCGCGATGCGAACCGCGACGACTCGATCTACATGGGGCCGGGGGCGGCAGCCTGATCCCCCGAAGGAGTTTTTATGTCCACCCAGAACTACACACTGCCCACCGGCAGTCAATGCGTGCATTACGAGGCCGGAGCGACCGACCAAGACCCGGCTCCGGCCGTCGTGTACCGCAACCACCCCAAGGGCGCGCTCAGCATTCTGGTTCTCGGCCCGGGCAGCAATCGCCTCAAAAAAAACTGCTACCACAAGGACCACCCCGAGCTGAAGCGGCGCCCGGACGTGGCCAGAACGTCGGGGTGCTGGGACTACGTCGGCGGCGAACCGCCCCCGGCCCTGGTGGTGCAGTCCACCGAGCGCTTGCTGCCGCCGGTGCAGTCGGCCCCTGTTTCACCTCCGCCGCCCCCTCTGCCGCCGACCAGCTCCGAGTCCGCGGAGGACATCACGAAAGTCATGTCGTACCACAGGACCGGCAAGATCCCGCAGGTGATTGCCAGCTTCATGGGCGCGGGGTGGAACAAGGACCGCGTAACCGCGGTGATCGATTCGCAGACCAAGAATTCCGCTTGATCGGATAGTGCATGCTCCCCACGTCGAACTCCCAATTCGAATTCATGCGGCCGCTCGTGACCGGCTGGCTCGGCAAGATCGAGCTGGCCGCGCGCGCCCGCAAGTCATTCGACGACGTGGCCGAGCAGTGCACGGCGTTCTTCAGCTCCGACCTGGGGTTCATGTGGGACGCTCAGTTCCAGGCGAAGTTCCTTAAGGGCCGGCTCTCGCCCCGGTTCAAGATCACCATGAACAAGGCATTCGAGCTCGTCGCCTTGTTTGGCCCCACCCTGTACTGGCAAAACCCGCAGCGTTCCGTTCGCCCGCGGCGGCCAATCGAGATCAGCCCTGAGGTGTTCGGGCCGATGGGCGATCAGATGGCCCAGCTCATCTTCGAGCACAGCCAGCAGGAGCAGGAGCAGCGGTACGCGATCGACAACACCCGCTGCCACCTGATGGAGCGGTATCTCAATTACACTCCCGGCGAGATGCCGGGCGGGGGGCTCGCGAAGCACTCCACTGACGCCATCACAGAAGCCCTCGTGAAAGGCCGCGGGCTGTTGTGGGTCAAGCCCTACGAACTCCCCGGTTCCAGCCGCGTGCTCACTGGCTGCTTCTACGACACCGTGGACAACTTCTACGTCGACCCCGACGCCGAATCGCTGCATGAGGCCAAGTGGATTGCCCAGCGGTGCGTGCATCCCGTCTGGCAGGTGGAGCGCGAGTACAACCTGCCGCCCGGCTCTCTCGAACGCAAGGGCAACCTCGAGAGCGCATGGTCCCAAGGGGAGCGGCAGGGGCACGATATGTCGGCCATGCACCGCCGCCAGGGGCTCACGTTCGACCTGATGGTGTACTACAAAATCTGGAGCAAAGGCGGGGCGGGGGCACGATTGACGGGAGTCACAACGGCCCTTAAGGACGCACTCGATAACGTGGCCGGCGATTATGCCTACCTTGTCATCGCGCCGAACGTGCCCTACCCGCTGAATGCTCCCACCGAGCGGCTCCGTTCGGCTTACGATCAAGACGTCGCTCGCATGTTCCAATGGCCGGTGCCGTACTGGCGCGACGACCGCTGGCCGGTAGTGGAGCTCGATTTCTATCGCAAGCCCCGCTCGGCGTGGCCGATTGCCCCGATGGCCCCCGGCTTGGGTGAGCTCGTCTTCATGAACGTGATCGTGTCCCATCTCGCGAACCGGATCTGGTCGAGCTCGCGGGACATTATCGCGGTGCTCCAGTCCGCGGCAAAAGACGTCAAGGACAAGATCCTGAAGGGCGAGGATCTGACGGTCCTGGAGTTGTCCGACGTCCAGAAATCAATCAACGACGTGGTGTCGTTCCTGCAGCACCCGGAGCTGAGGCAGGACGCGTGGAACATCCTTGACCGCGTATCCGAGAACTTCGACCGCCGCGTGGGCTTGTCGGAGCTGCTGTACGGCCTCAACCCCGGGGGCGTGGCCTCGCGATCCGCCGCGGACATGCAGGCCAAGCGCGAGGCCGCCAGCGTTCGCCCCGAGTACATGAGCCGGTGCGTCGAAGATTGGCAGTCGGAAGCCGCCCGTCTCGAGAAACTTTGCGCCCGCTGGTTCATCGAGCCTGCCGACGTGCGGCCCCTCGTCGGCAACACCGGAGCGTACCTCTGGGAACGGCTGATCAACAATGAAAGCCCCGAGCTTGTCGTCCGCGAAATGGACGCGACCGTGGAAGCCGGCAGCGCCAAGAAACCCAACAAAGATCGTGACGTCGGCAACCTCAACGCCGTCATGCCGTCGCTGTTCCCGGAGCTGTCCAAGCATGCCGACGTCACCGGCGATACCGGCCCGATCAACAATCTCATCACTGAATGGGGCGAGGCGATCGAGCAGGATATGTCGGCCGTCCACATGGGCCCGCGCGTGCCGCAGCCCCCGCCGCCCGAGGAGCAACAGGCCGCCCAGCAAGAGCAGGAGCACGCCCAGCAGCAGCACGAGATGGAGCTGCAGTCGAAGCAGGCGGACATGCAGATGCGGCAAGAGGAGCAGCAGATGCAGCTCCAGCAACGACAACTCGAGCTGCAATTCGATCAGCAGCGGCACCACCAGGAGATGGAGCAGGACCAGGAGCAGTTCCAGCAGGAGATGCAGCAGGAGGCCCTGAAGGCGTTGCTGGGAATCCAACAGACCGAGGCAGAGGGGCAGGCTCGGATGCAGCAGCAGCGGCAGCAGGGGCAACTGCAAATCCAGCAAACGAAACAGCAGGGGCAGATCCAAGCCCAGCAGGCGCGGCAGCAAGGAGACCTCAAGGTTCAGCAGGCCAAGGCGATGGCGAAAGCGAAGCCCAAGCCCGCCGGCGGCAGTGCCGGGAAATCGACGAAGGGAGGCCGCGGTGCCTGAAGGAACGAAGGTCGACAAGTTGTACCAGAAACTCAAGGGCAAGGGCTATGACCAGGCGAGCGCGGCCCGCATTGCCCAAAGCGTAACTCACCAAGCCCTCGCCACTGGCAAGCCCCCGAAGCATCCGAAGAAATGACCAAGACCATCTACCCCATCATCAGCGACGATCCCGCGGTGCAGGCGTTCTACGAGAACTCGCGCCGCGATGGCAACTCCCACAACATCGCCGAAATGTGCGCGCTCCGTTCGGCCCCGCGCGGCATGACGGACAACGTGTTCTTCGAGGGGGTGGGCACGCTCGCCAAGCAGTTCGAGGGCGACGAGCGGGTGCTCGAAAAGGTCACAAAAACCGCGATGGCGCACGGGTACAAGCCGAACCCGAACGACTTTTACAACTCCAGTCTGGCAGCCTTCGTCGGTGACCCCAAAGCGTTTATCCCCGCATCGGGCGGACGCGGGCATGTCCAGGCCGTGTGTGAAGAGCGCGGTTGGAGCTGCCAGGGGGCCGTGAAAGTCAAGGGCCGCGACCGCAAGCCGGTGAAGCAAATTCGGCTCGGCAAAGACATCGTGGCCCGCACCGTCCAGGAAACAATAGCCGCCGATCCTTCCAAGGCACGGATCGACAAGCGGGATTTGGCTGCCGAAGTGATCCGCAAGCACGGAGCGAAAAAGCAATGAGCATCACCAGCAATCTTTATAACCGACTCGTGGCGGCTTTGTGCAACGTCGCGGCCGCCAACGAAATCCGCACGATCCTCAACGGCGCGACCATGCGCCTGCCGCTGACGCAGGGCAAGAACGCCGACGGGTCGGCACTCAAAGCCAGCTCGCCGGGCGCGACCGACTTCACCATCGCGAGCACGGCCGGCACGTCGCTCAAGGCCACCGGCCACGCCTCCCAGAACAACACCAAGACCGACGACCTGCTGTTCGAGATGACACTGCCGTCGACCTACACCGCCGGCAGCAACCTGACGCTCACGGTCAACAGCCAGTACGCCGTCGCCGCGGGCACCACGATCACCGCCACGGTCGACGCCACCGCCTACAAGATGACCGACGCGGGCGCGGCTGGTGCGGACATCTGCGCGACGAATGCGCAGGCGATTGCGACCACGGCTGCCGACAAATCGTTCACGCTCACCGGGACGTCCCTTTCCCCCGGCGACCGCCTGACCATCAAGATCACGACCAGTGTCGCCGAAGGGGGCAACACGGGCACCGCGACGGGGCAAATCAACTCCGTTCGCCTTGCGTAAGGACGGCAGCATGTTCTGCACAGGTTTCGCGGACATCGGACAGCGACAGCCGAAGCGGGTGGCGATCAATTCGAGCGCCGCCAGCCTCGATCTTGTCGCCGCCGTGTCCGGCAAGAGAATCCGCCTGATCGCGCTCGTGCTGGCCACCAGCGGGGCCGGCACGGTGGTCTTCAACTCAGCCAGCACGGAACAGGGACGCGTCACCTTCAAGGCCGCGGACCCCTCGCTCGTGCTGCCCAATAACCCCGACGGCTGGATCGAAACGGCCGCCGGGGAAAAGCTCAACATCGGTAACGCCGGCACGCTGACCATCACCGGCTTCGCCGTATACGTGGAGATCTGACGGTGTACACGTACCAGGACGCGATCGACAACCTGCTGGACTTCGCCGGGATTCAATCCTCCACGGTGGACAGCCGGTACGCGCGCCGCGCGATCCTGGAAGCGTACCGCGAACTGGCCAACTCGTACCGCTGGTGCTACTACCATACGGTCGGCCGCATCACCACGAACGCCCCCTACGGGGAGGGCACAGTAGCCTATGACCACACGGGCGGGGCCTACGAGCGCATGCTCACGCTCTCCGGCGGCACTTGGCCAAGCTGGGCGAATCTGGGCTCCGTCATCATCGGTACGGCGATCTACGACGTCGAAGATCGCAAGTCGGACACCATCGTCACGCTGGCCGCCAACACCAATCCCGGCGCGGACCTGGACGCGGGGACCGACTACACGCTGTACCGCGACACCTACACCGCTCCCAGCGACCTCTTGTCGATGGACAAGCTGTTCTCGCTGACGAAGCTGTGGGTGATTCCCTACCTCGCGCCCGAGGAGTGGCTCAAGGAGCAGCGGTGGCTGAAGACGACCGGCCTCACTTACGCCTTCACAGTCATGGGCGACCCGAAGGTGCCGGGCGGCCAGGCCATTCGGTTTACTCGCTCGCCGTCGCTGGCCGAGACGTTCGATTATCCGTACTACCGCTCGCCCCGACCGCTCCGCATCTACAGTGAAACGGCCGGCACCGTGTCCATCGCTGCGGACGGCGTGACCGTCACCGGCGCCGGGACGGCGTTCACCAGCCGACACGTGGGCTCCGTGATCCGCATCGGCTTGGACGGTACCAACATCCCCACTGGCCTCGACGGCGATCACCCCTACGCTGAAGAACAGGTGATCAAGAGCGTGGAATCGGCCACGTCGCTTACGGTGCAATCGACGTTCTCACAGGCACTCAGCGACGTCAAGTTCCGCATCAGCGACCCCATCGACATCAACGTGCAGACGATGCTCTCCGTGTTCCGCCGCCTGTGTGAGAAGGCGTTGATCTTCAACAAGAACATGCAGGGCAAGGCCGAGGCGATCCAACTGGCCAATGCTGAACTGAAGACCGCAATGGGCTCAGACGCACCCTACTACGGTTCCGACACTGAAGGGACCGCGGTGGCCAGCGACATCGGCCGCGGCTTGCTGCTGCGCGACGTGAGGACCGACCTATGAGCGACCCCACGCTGCTGACCACCGCGACCGACGCCATTTGGAACGCGATCGACAACTGGCCGGACACCGCCGACGCGTTCACGCAAAAGTACCGCTCGGACGAAGACTTTGCCCGCATGCCTTACGCGGACGGGCTCATGGTGCCGAATTCCTGGCCGGCCATCGCCGTGTTTCCCGCGCAGATGGACCCCGACTGGTACACGCACCGCGAGCAGAAAGTCCCTGTCATTATCGAGATCACCATTTGGACCCCCGAGTGGCGGATTTACCAAAGTTCGGACCTGGCCCTGAAGGTTCGCAAGGCGGTTTGGCAGGCCGCCCCGGAAGGCGACAACGTCTCCTACGTCAAGCGCGCGACGGGGTTCCTGCCGGACCGTGTGGGGCCGATCACTTTCAAGCGGATCCTGATCGGAGCAAACAAGGCAACCAAGGTAACTGAAACGACCGTGCAGGTCGCCGTGGAACTCCGCGACGATCCGCTCGCATGAAAGGGTTCGGCTATGGCCAACGAGATTATGACGGTCAAGAATTACGCGGCGTTCGTGGACGAATCCACGTGGGGCACGCTCCCCAATACGCCGACGTACAATCACATTCCGGTGTTCAAGTACGATGTGCGGATGCGTCCGCAGCGCCGCAACGCGCGGCCGTTCATCGGCCTGCGCCAGCAGAAGCACGGGCAGAACTTCCGGGGCCAGCCGGGCGGCCAGGTGTTGACGGCTCTCTACGGTTGGCATCCGGGTTCAATGGCGACTTCGGCAGCCGAGTATCTGATGACCTGGGCGTTCGGCGGCCCGGAAACGCAGGACCTGCCGAGCAAGGTGATCGAGTGGGCCGAAGGCCCGAACATCGCCAACAAGCGGCACCTGGGTATGCGGATCAATTCGGCGGTGTGCTTCGGCTCCGCAGACGCCGGCTACATCGGCCTCGCGTTGGATGTGTTGGGCAAGGACGAGGCCGGCAACGACGTGATGACCACAGCCCAGACACTGCCGACCAACCGCAACAAACTGGTGGAGTTCCAGTTTCCGGACATCACCTGCACCCTCAACGGGGCCGAGGTGAAAATCCGGGACTTCCAGCTCTCGATCCAGAACGGCCTGGTGCCGGAGTTTCTCAACTCGA